GGAAAATCAAAAAATATTTTAAAAGAAAATCCTGATGTATCTATGTGGCGTCCAAAAGATGGTTCCCATATTGTTGATGTTGTCCCGTATTTGGCAGGAAAGAGCGATCCGTTTGTTAAAAAAGGAGATCCGACTTATACCTTTGAATACTGGGCGCATACAAGAGTTGGTCCAAATGAAGGAATGTATTTGTGTCCTGCAGAAATGTATAATAAACCTTGCCCAATTTGTGAGGAAAGGCAGAGGCTGAGGGAGAAGGGAGTTAGTGACGATATTTGGAAAAAGTTATTCCCAAAAAGAAGAAACCTTTACAATGTAATTTGTTATGATAAAGGGGAAGAGAAAAAAGGAGTACAGATTTGGGACGTATCTTATCATTACTTTGAAAAGCTTGTTCTTGCTATCAGCAAGAAACCTTCAAGGCGTGGAGGAAAAGAGAAATTAATTAATTTTGCCGATCCTGTTGATGGAAGGTCTATTTCCTTTAGTGTTGAACCAGCGAAAAGTAAAAACGATTATCCAAAATATGTTGGGCATAGTTTTGATGAAAGAGATTATGAAGTAGATGACGAAATCCTTGATGCTGCCTTTACTTTAGATGATGAAGTTATCAAGGCAGATTATGATGAAATCTCCGAGGCGTACTGGGGCGGTAAGGATAAAGAAGAAGAAGGAAAAAAGAGAAGTCACAAAGACGATAAAGATGATGATGAGAAGGAAGAAGTTTCAGGAAATGAAAATGAAGATGAATTGGAAGATTTATTAGACGAGGTAGAAGACCTTGAAGATATGGATGAATTAAAAGAGTTTATCGAAGAAAATGATTTGGATGTAAAGGTTAAAAGAAAAGATGAAGAAGAAGAGGTGAAAGAAAAAATTGTCGAAGCTCTTGAAGATAAGTTTGAAAAGGAAAGCGACATCCCATTTTAATAACTTTTAACAAGGTGAAGCTGTGAAAAAAAGAAGTCTTAAACGTAGAGGCGGAACGGTATCAGAATGTGTTGCTGATGCTAAGAGGTCTGTGGGAAAAAGAAATGAAATTCCCACAGTAGAGTTCTTGGGAAGTGGAAGTACTACATTGAATCTCGCCTTGAGCGGGGAGGGTAAAGATGGCGGTTGGGCAAGAGCAAGAGTTTTAAACCTTGTTGGTGATGGGAGTAGTGGTAAAACATTGCTCGCATTGGAACTTGCCTTTTGGTGTTATAAAAACATCAAAAAAGTAAAGTCAAAAATCTTTCCAAAAGTTAAAGAGGTAAAGATAGTTTATTGTAATGCAGAAGGGGTCATGGATTTCCCAATTAAGAAAATGTATGGAAAAGATTTTGTCAATTCTGTTGAATGGGTTACTCCTAAAAATATAGAATCTATGGGAAGGGATTATATATCGAGGATGAATGAATTAAAGAAAGGTTATTTTTTACTTTTCATTATTGATTCTTGGGATGCTTTACGTTCTTATGCTGATACTGAAAGATTTAAAAAGAGTGTTGATACGGGGGGAGAAATAGAGGGGAGTTATAATCTCGAGAAGCAAAAGTACGGCTCTGCTTTTTTTGCGTATGTTTGCAGTTTGGCAGAAACAAATAAAAAAGATGCGACTCTTATGATCTTGTCTCAGATTAGAACAAAGATTGGCGTTACTTTTGGAAAGAAGACTTACAGGGCAGGGGGGAAAAGTTTAGATTTTTATACGCATCAAGTTGCGTGGATTAGGGAAATACAGAAGCTTGCAAAAACAAGACAGGGGGAGAAAAAAGTTTATGGCATTCAGAGTCATATTAAAGTAGAAAGAAGTAAGGTAGCAAAGCCATTTAGAGAAAGTAATTTTAATATTCTTTATGATTATGGTCTTGATGATTTACAGTCCATGATAGATTACTTATGGGGAAAGAAAAAAATTAAGTTTAATGGAGAGAAGTTTAAGACGAGAGAATCTTTTGTAAAATATATAGAAGGAAATAATTTAGAAGATGAGCTTATTAAAAAAGCAAGCAAGAAATGGGAATATATTGAGTCTGTTTTCGAAGACGAAGTCTCATCAAGAAAGTCGAGATACTAAAGATACTAAGACAGAAAATTCTCCTATACTTTTAATAGATGGAAGTGTTCTTTGTTATATGGCTCTTAATGCTATGGGGCATTTGTCTTATAATGGTAAGAATACTGGGGTAACTTATGGAGTATTGCAAAAAATCTTATCTCTCTCTAATAAATTCAAGACTAATAAATTTATTTTTTGTTGGGATTCTAAAGGTAGCAATCGAGAAAAGATTTATGCAAAGTATAAATCAAAAAGAATAAAGAATAGAAAAGAAAAAACGATAGAAGAACGGGAAGCTCATCAATCTTTGATTCGTCAAAGAGAAGGATTAATGAATTATGTTTTACCAGAGCTTGGTTTTAAAAATAACTTTATTTGTTCTGGGTATGAGGGCGACGATATTCTGGCGTGGTGGGTTTTAAGATTAAATGAAAGAAAAGTAAAGGCTCGAGTTGTTATGGTTACTACGGATGCAGATATGTATCAGGAATTAGATTACTGTGATATATGGAATCCACAAAAGAAGAAGTTCTTTACGAAGAGAAATTTATTAATCGATTTTGGTGTTCTGCCTAACCAATGGGCTATGGCAAAAGCAATTGGTGGTTGTGATGGTGATGGGGTAGTAGGAATAAGAGGTGCAAGCGATCCCAAGAAGGCGGCATCTAAGGCGCTGAAATATATTATAGGCAAACTTGTTAAGGGTAAAATTTATGATAAGATAGAGAGCAAGGAGGGGCAAGAGATTATTAAAAGGAATTTAAAATTAGTGTCGTTGCCTTTTGATAATGAAATAAAAAGAATGGTCTTAAGAAGAAATCGATTTACAAGACAAAAGTTCTTAAGAGTATTTGACCAGCATCATTTTAAAAGTTTTTTAGATAATGATAACTTTATTAAATGGGAGAAGGCTTTTTTAAGATAATTAATATTTAAGGAGGCAGTATGAAAATAGATATAATAGAAAAGAACTGTTTAGCCATTTTAAATGAATTGAAGAATAGCCAGTTTACACGGGAAGAACTTGAATTTCTACAAATATTCTTCCAAGAAATAGTCAATAAAACAGAACAAAAGTTATTATCAAAATAAAGGGATCGTACGAGATGGATTAAATATGTTAGATGCTAAAATATCTAAAGGTGGCACTTTGTTAGTAAAAAAATTAGGCTCAGCAGTTTTCCGCAATCATATTTGTGGGACTAATACCTGCGGTGATTGGTGCCCTCATTTTGACGAATATGAAATAAGAGGAGGCAAAAATATAATGGCTTGTCTTGCTTGTTTTAATCTTGTCGAGGATAAAAGATAAAGGGATTGCTCAAAGGAAGGAAAATAATCATTATGAGTGTGAATATAGCTAAAAAGGAGAAATAAGAAATGGCAATAACAGCAGAACAGGCAGTAATGGCAGCATTAAAGTTAAAAGAAGAAGTAGAAGAAGAAAGGTAAGAAGCAAAGGATTTGTTAAATAATCTATTTGCGAGAGCATTAAACATTCCAAATAATCCTAAGGATATTTCTGTTAACAGAGTTGACCGTATAGTTGATTGCATTATTGGTGCTGCGGCGGGAATAGCCGCCTTGTCTTTATTTAAGGCTAAAGTTGATTCTGGTAAAGATTAATTATTAACTATTAACAGAAAGTAACAGAAGGTAACAGAAAGTAACAGAAAGTAAACTATTAACAGAAAACAGAAGGAGAAAGAAATGGCAAAAAAGAAAAAGGTAGAAGAAGTAGAGGTAGAGAAAGAGGCCAATTCGAAAGTAAAGAAGAGAAGTAAAGAAATTGAAGTTTTACTTATCGGTCTTCGAGAGTCTATCGATGAACTTTTGTATGATTCCAGAAAATTCGATAAGGGGACTATAAAGCCAGGAGTAAGAGTCAGGGTAGGTTTGCAGGGGATTATCAAAGAAGCAAAATTAATTCGTGGAGATATTCTTGAAAAGAAAAAGAAAAATAAAAAGGCAAAGATGGCAGAGAAAGGAGAGAAAGGAGAGAAAGTAACAAAGAAGAAAAAAGTAACAAAGAAAGTAGCCAAAAAGAAAGTAGCCAAAAAGAAAGGCAAATAAATGTTAAAGTCCTTAGAAATTAAAAATTATCAATCTCATAGGGATACAAAAATTAATTTCGTTCCTGGAATTACGGGGATTATTGGAGAGAGCTTAAATGGGAAGACCCCTATTTTAAGGGTGATACAATGGATCGTTTCTAATCGCCCTGGAGGTTTTCGTTTTCATTCTCATTTTGCTAAGAAAGATAAAAGGACGAGTGGTTGCATTACTACAGATAAAGATTCTAAAGTAACATTAACTAAAACAGCGAAAGATGCTGTTTATAAATTAGAAGTTCCAGGAAAGAGAATTAAAAGGTTTGGAAAATTAAATCAGAAAGTACCTGACCTTGTAAAGAACGAATTAAACATAGGAGAAATTAATTTTCAAAAGCAATTAGATTCTCATTTCCTGGCCGCTTCTTCTGGTGGACAGATTGCAAGAGCAATTAGTAAAATTACACAAACAGATAAAATTAATTCTTGGATTCAAACAATAAAGAAAACATTATCGAACTTGAAAACAAGGGAAGGTATTCTTAAGGCCGATATAGAAATAATTGATAATCAGATAAAATCTTTTAAGGGAATGAAACGTATTGGCAGGACAATATCAAAATTAGAATTAGTTCATTCTAATAGAAAAGAAGCACAAGCAGAATATGAAGAAGTAGAAGCCTTACAAGAACAAATTCAAATTTCTTATCGGGCTGTGAAGGATAGGGAAAGGTATTTTAAGGGCAAAGGCTTATTAAAACAGTTAGAGGCCTGTCAGGAAGACCTGAGGCTTGCTGAGTATCAAGAAAACCTTATCTTAGACATTAAAAAAGTCCAAAGGGATATAGCTAAATTAAATACCTTCAGAAAAGAGCATGTAGAAGAATATATTTTAGTAATCAAAAGAAAAAAGAAATGTCCTGTTTGTTTTGGTAAAATTAATTCTGATTGTATTAGAAAAATTAAAAAAGAAATTTCTAAAGAAAGGTAAAAGCTGAGGAATTATGAAACTATTACTTCTTTCTGATATTCATGCTATTAGCCGTAATCCTGTTGGGCGGGAAGACCGTATTATTGATACCTTTAAAGAGAAGTTCTTATTCGTTTTAGAGTACGCCAAAAAACATAACTGCCCAATTTTACAAGCAGGGGACTTTTTTGATAATTCGAGAGATTGGCATATTCTGTATATGATGATCGAGTTATTAAAAAAATATGGAATAAATCTATATTCTATATTCGGGCAACATGATTTATTAATGCGGGCTAACCAGTTAGATACGCCAACTACAATGGGGGTATTAAATCGACTTGGCCTGATTAAAATATTAAATAAGTTTCCTGTATCCATAGGATCCATAGGAAATATTTGCCTATACGGTTGCAGTTGGGATTCTAAGATTCCTTCGCCCACTCCAGGAAAAATAAATATTCTTGTTATCCATGCATCCATTTCTAACAAGGCAGCGTATACAGGTCATTCCTTTACAGGAGTTAGATATTTCTTAAGAAAAAATAAAGGTTGGGATTTGGTTTTGGTTGGAGACATTCATATACAATCCATTTATAATAATCAGAAAAAAAGAGATACGATCGTAGTCAATACCGGACCAATGTTAAGACTTGTCAGTTCACGGTATAATATGTCTCACCATCCTTGTTTTTTTATTTATGATTCTAATCATCATTCTTTAAAAAAAATTGAAATCCCCCATAAAAATTCGAGTGAAGTTCTTTCTCGTACTCATATTAAAATTAAAAGAAGAGAAGATATTTCTTTATCTGAAGAATCTCTTGTTCGTTTTTCAAATCTTATGATGAAGAAGCAGAACAAGCCAGTAATGACGGTGCGTCAATTAATTTGGAAAGTTATGAAAAAAAGAAAGACGAGTAAAGAAACTAAAAATTTATTAATGGAGATAACAAATCGTGAAATCGCTTGAAAGAATAAAAGATAGTTTAATTCAAATTGACCATGACCTTGCAGTTAGAGAGTCTGATTTGGAAAGGCTTATTTATAAATTAAAGAAAGAGTATAGTATTTCTTCTCCCAAAAAAGTAAACGGACATCTAAAAGAATTAAGAATGCAAATTGAGAAATTAAAGGAAGAAGAAAGTGGACTTTATCTGAAAGCCGAAAAAGCTTTATATAGGTTTAACGGAACTGAATCATGAGAAGGGTTAGAGAAAGATATGAAAATCTTTTAGTTTCAAAGTCTTTGACATTAAAATTAAAAGAGGGAAAGAAAAAGGAGTTAGAAGAAGTACAATCCAAGATAAAATCTCATGTAGATGCTCGAGAAGTCTTATTAGAAATTAGTAATGTTATACAAAGACAATTTAAAAAAAGAATAGAAAGTTTAATTACCTATGCAATTCAATCTGTATATAGTCGTCCGCTTTCATTCGAATTGCATTTTTTAAATAAGAGAAACAATATAGAAATGATGCCTATTGTTAAAGAGAACGGAGAAGAACTTAAACCAAATGATGATGATTTGGGTGGTGGAATTTTAGATGTTATTGCTTTTGGGTTTAGAATAGTTCTATGGTATATGGAAGACCCAAAGTCCAGGAATGTACTCTTTCTTGATGAACCGTTTCGTTTTCTTGGAGACCTTGTTCCAAGAGCTGGAAAGATGTTAAAGTACATTAGCAAGAAATTTAATTTACAAGTTATTCTTGTAACTCATGATAAACAGATTACAAAATATTGTGATAAAGTATATGGAGTAGAACATAATGGAGTTGAATCTATCGTAACGAGAAGATTAAAGAGGATAAATTAAAAATGAAAATAGATATTGCAAAAGGTGAACTTCAGACTATTAGAGATATAGTTTATAAAGGAAGGGGGAGAGAAAAAGAAAAGCCTCCAGCATATTCAGATGAAAGATATGATTATGGGGTTGCTTTAAAATTAATTACGAAACTAAATGTAGCATTAAAGAAAGTACACGGACATGATTGTAATGGAGCGTATTATTTAAGATGAATAAATTAAATAAATTAAAAGAAATAACCCCAAAAGAATTTAAGGCTCTTCGAAAGAAACAGTACTTTAAGCAAAGAAGAATCTGTCCTATATTAAAACGGAAGATTCCTTATAGCGAGGCTGTTTTTGATCATAAACATAAAAGTAGAAAAGAGAAGTTGGGAGAAGAAGGCAAAGGCTTATTGAGAGGGGTCTTGCAGTTTCAAGCTAATAGTTGGGAAGGCAAGGTTGCTAATGCCTTTAAGAGATACGGATTACATAAGCAGGGAATATCATTAGAAGATGCAGTAAGAAACTTGGCCAATTATCTTGTAAATCCGCCTATGAAGCCTGAGTATATTCATCCAAGTGAAAGGCCGAAACCAAGGAAGATAGGAAAGAGAGAGTATAATAAAATTAAAAAGTTTTATTTTCAAATATATCCGAATAGAAGAAAATTGCCAAAAGCCGTTTTGAGATTGGAATTGGCATTAAAGGAAAAGAAATCTGGGAAGACTCGGTTGACAAAAGAATTAGAAAAGATTTTGGAAATAATAAATTTAAAATATTATTCTGTAAAGAAGGGGGAGAAAAATAAGAAGAAGATAAAGAGGAGAAATAGACGAAAAGATATGTTTTTGTAGCCGGAAGTGTTGTTGAAGATATTGATGGTAAATGGTGTTTGTATAGTGATACGCAAAAAGAATTAATTGAGTCGAAGGGAAGATTATCGGGAATTTACGAGAATCGTATTAGAGAATTAGAGTGGAAATTGGGCTTTCGGCGGTTACCTATTATTAAATGTAATTGCGAAGAAAAAATAAAAGCTATCTATAATAATTGTGCTAATACAGACTGCTGGGTATGCCCTGTTCATGGGTATAAAAGGAGGCAAAATGACTAATTATAAAAAAATAACTGATTTGCCCATTTACGAGGGATTGCCAGAAGAAGATGAATTAGTTGTGCCTGTTTTTTTAGATAGAACGAATCATGCGTTTAAAAGTATTTCGGTTCGGGTATTAATTGAGTATATCAAAATCGAGGTGCAAAAAGGAGTAGATGTTGAAATAATAATAACCGAGCAGGGTATAAGATTCAAAAAGGTGGAAGGTAAGATGTAATTGCATAGAATATATTGATGCGCATTTTAATGATATTAATCTTGTTTGCCTACTTGGTATTGTCCCGTTCATGGTTATAAGAAAAGATAAAAATAAAGAGGCGATAATGACTTCTGGATACGAAAGAAATAAAAGATGGCGAAAGAAGAACCCCGAGAAGTGGTTGGCTACAAAGAACAGGTACTATCGAAAGTTTCAAGACGTCCCGAATAAAAATCAAAGATGGACGGTTGAAGATATTGATTTTGTAGTTGATAATGCCGATAGGTTGCCAGATCGAGTAATATCCAGGCTTATCGGAAGGTCTCTCGGAGCAATACAGACAATGCGGTATAGAATTGGTGTAGAATCTTCGTAGAGTTAACTTCAAATAAGGATGAATAAAAATAGAAGCAGGAGGTAGAAGTATATGAGAGAAGGAAATAAAGAATACAAAGGAAAATTGGATTGGTCTTTAGTTCCGTTAGAAGTAATGGATGGGGTAATAAGAGTATTTGAAAAGGGAAGGGTAAAGTACCATGGAACAAGGACTTGGCTACCTGGAATTAGATTCGCCAAGCTTTTTGCGGCAACCTTACGGCATTTAGTTAGGTGGTTTTATCTTAAAGAAGATAGAGATGAGGAATCAGGCGAACATCCACTTTGTCATGTTATTGCAAACTGTATGATGTTGCTTACGTATATTCAAAATAAATCTTATGACGATAGACCCTTTAGAATTGGTAGTTCAGATAAGGCAGGAAAAGATATGGCAGAAGAATCTTTGATAGTGGAACTACCAAAATTCATTAATAAGAAAGGAGAGAGAAAGGAGGAGGAAAGAAAATGGAAGAGGTAAAACCAAGCCATGAAATTTTATTTATTCAGCCAGATTTGTTAGAACTTATCGAGAAGGCAGGGAGAACTTGTTATAAGAGCGAAGAAAAAATTACAGAAGGAAGTGCGGAAAAATTTGTAAAGATGATTACAAAACGAGGACATCATTCTGTGATTGAACATGCCAGTATTACGGTAAGATTTATTTGTGATAGAGGAGTAAGTCATGAAATTGTAAGACATAGGCTTGCGGCTTATAGTCAGGAAAGTACAAGGTATTGCAATTATTCTAAAGGCGGAATTCAAATTATATTTCCTGGGTGCTTAACAAATGTGCAAAGATTAAGAAGGGAAATACTTTTTGAGGCAGTACAAGCTGTATATAATCAAGAGATAAGAAATGGACTATCGCCACAAATTGCTCGTGGAGTATTACCAACTGCTCTTAAAACAAAAGTCCCTATAATTTTTGATGATATAAAATATTAGAATATTAGAAAGGAGAAAGAATGATGACTATTGGGAAAGCAATTAAAAAGAAAGCAAAAAAGAAAACCGTAATTGTAAAAGAAGGATTTGATTATTATTATGATAAGGAAGGAAATACGATTGTAACTGTTTGTTGTGTCTTGACAGATTCAGGGGTGGTTGGAAGAGGAATTGCCGTATTGTCCGAAGAGGACTTTAAAAATGAACGGGCTTCAGATGAAACGGGAAGACAATTTGCAAGATGTTATGCTCTTAGAATCGTAAAGAATAGAAAGACACGAGAGATAAAAAACCAAGAAGCAATCAATAGACTTATACAATGCAAGTGCCCTTTCATTAAGAGGGCAGAAAAGAATCCGGAGTTGAGTTGGTGGTGGAAAAAGGTATTGTTTGGAAAAAAGAAAATGCATGATGTTAAATATAGAATAGGGTATGGTGTAATAGAAAGACCTATTTTTATTTATGATGGTTATGGTTTTGGTTTTGCTCCTCTGGAGAAGTTTTATGCTCATGGCTTAGGGCTTTGTAGTTGCTAATAGTCCTAACCGTAGATAGTTAGTATTATTAGTGTTGTTAGTGTTTATGAGTATTATGAGTATTATGAGTATTATGAATAGAGGAAAAATAGAATGAGGAAAATAGATTGGTTTGAATTAGAAAGGAGCCTTTTAATATGAGTATGCAAGATTCAATAATACAAGCCCATAATGGGTTTAAAACTTATTTTGATGTTGATAGCAAGTTGTTTTTGGAACCATTGATAACGATGGTTACTCAAAAATTCGATCTTGATATTATCAAATTTGATGGTTGGTTACATAAACAAGGGTATATAGAAGAAGAGCATGGTTCTATGCGGGAATATATTGTTTTAAAATATGGTAAAGATGCCGTATTGTTTATTGATGGGTTGTTGGGAACAAGAAAGCATAGAAAAATAAAAAGAAGGCTGTAGATATGAGGAAAATAGATTGGTTTGAAATTGTTGATTTTTATAATAGTGTTTTTGATACGGAGTTTGTGCAGGTAAAGGCAATGTTGAGCGGTGGTTATAAAAAGTTTTATAGTATAGAAATCTTTGCTGATAAATTAGGAATATCCAGAGAAGCTCTTAGATTGGAGATGAAGAGATTGAAGATAAAATTGAACAGGCCAAGTATAAGAAGGAAGACACAATCTAATGATTAAAAAAATTAAAAGAATCAAAAGAATCAAAAAAATTAAAAGAAGAATAAAAAAAGAATCCGTACTTCCTGTCGTTCCTGTTGATTTAGGAACATTAAATAATTTGTTGATGCAAATTAGTGTTGAACTTTTAAAGGCAGGAGATTTAGATAAGTTAGATAGAATCTTGGAATTTGTTAGAAAGATAAAGACTTTTCAAACCAAGGAATTGACTTATGAAAGAGCTTTTATTTTAAATCATCTAGAAAGGCATGGATTTTTAGGAGATACCGCAGAAGAAAAATATCCACTATCAAAACAAGAAGCAGAAGAATTAAAACAAATATTTGGTGACGGTATAGAAGATGTTAAAGAATTAATGTCGGGAACAAAAATTATAAAGAAAAGATAAGAGGGTAAAGAATGATAAAAGTAAAGGTAGATTTATGTGAGTGTATAAATGATAAGGGATTTACGGGGATTACTATGGTTGCTGACAAATTAAAAAAGGCTGGTATTCCAATGAAGAATAAAAAAATCAAAAAGGGCTTTCTTTCTGGATACGATGATGTCAAGAATGGACAGAAAGTTTATATTTGGGAAGACGAAGAAGATGGAGAAGGAGAATATATATGCCACGACCAAAGTACCAGAAAATAAAAAAAGAATGCGAGCAGATAAAAGCTCTATGGGCTAAGAGCTGGGACGATTCTCAGATAAGACAGGAATTACAAATGTCTTCTTCTGTATATGAAACTCGGTTAAAGTATATTGCAAGGGACAGATTCGATACCAATAAGGAATTTACTTTGTTGCAATACCAGATTAAAAAGCAGAGAAGATATGATCAGCTTGAAGCTATATTAAAAACAACCAAAACTCCAGAGATGAAATTAAAAGTAATTCAGGAGATGAATCTTTTAGATGATGGATTTGTTACTATGGGTCAGAGGTTGGGAGTATTTAGCGAAGCTCCTAAAAAAGTAGCTGGTGTATTTTCAAATACCAATGTAGATATAACACCAGATGAAAATACAGATGATATACGAGAAGCATATCAAGAAATAGTTATTTCAAATACAAAGAAGATGATTAAGAATCGTTTTTTAAATAAAAAGAAGGCAAAGAAGAGAATAGAGTATAAGAAGGACAAGAAAATTAAGAAGGACAAGAAAATTAAGAAGGACAAGAAAATTAAGAGGGTAAAGAATGGCGATTAAAAGAAGAAAGAAAAGAAAGAAAAGAGAAATGAAACCAGAGAAAAGAGTTAAAGATATCTTTGGTAAATCTGTCAAGCTTGGTCGTCCTTCTAATTATCCTTCAAAAGAAAAACAAGAAGCTATTGCTTTAAAGAGAAATTTATCATACTGGTGTTTGGCTACACCAGTCGTATTAGATGGAAGCCAGTTTTCTTTTAAGGGTCATGAATATTTAATAGATGTTTACAATTCTGATAATATAATTGAAGTTTATCAGAAGGCAGCCCAGATGGGATTCAGTACAAGAGTCATATTGGAAAGTCTTCATAAGTGCAAGTACCTATATCCTAATGGAGTACTATATTTATTTCCTACCAAAACAGACGTAACAGATTTTAGTAAAAGTAAGTTTGCAAGATTAATGAATGAGAATCCATTTTTACAAGAATGGGTTAGAGATACTGATGCGGCAAACATCAAGTCGATTGGAAGGGGAAATTTTTATTTTAGAGGAATGAAAACAAGGGGTGGCTTGAAAACTATTCCGGTAGATTTAATAGTTTTTGATGAATACGACGAGCATATTTCTGTTACTGGAAGAGAGATGAAATTATTTACTTCTCCTGAATTGGCATTAGAGAGAGCGAGCCATAGCAAATATAAACACCAAAGATATTTGTCAACACCTACATTACCTGACTTTGGAATCAATCTTGTTTATCAATCCAGTGATCAAAAACATTTTTTTATTAGATGTGATAAATGTAATACATGGACTTGTCTCGAAGAAGAGTTTGTTGCGGCAGATGGGGAAGAACAAAAAATTTTATATTATTCAAAGAAACTTGGAAAAGTAATAAGAGCATGTAAGAAATGTGGGGCTGAACTTCCTAAAGTAGGGTATGATAATAATTGCGAGTGGGTGAAAAAAGTAACCACAAAAGGATTATCTTCAGGATGGTGGATTAGTCAATTAAACAGTATGTATGTTGCTCCTGTGAATATATTAGAACAATATGAAATCCATGTTTTACGAACAAGAAAACCAGTTACTGGACAGCCGAATCCACAGGAGTTTTGGAATAGTAAGATCGGGCATCCATGGGTATCTGCGACTGCAAGATTAACAGTAGAAACGATAAGAAAATGCTGTGGTAATTTTCAATTACAAGCTCATGATTCTGGTCCTTGCGTTATGGGAGTTGATCAAGGATCGGATTTGCATGTAGTAATTACTTCTTTAAGATTTGGAAAACCAACGGTATTGTATTTAGGAATATTGAAAGACTGGGAAGAATTGGATAATCTTATGAGATCATTTGCCGTAGCATGCTGTGTAGTTGATGCTCTTCCAGAGACCCGTAATGCCAGAGCTTTTGCAAAACGATTTCCTAAAAAAGTTTTTATGAATTATTATGTAGATAGGAAGGGAGATTTTTCTTGGAACGAGGAAGAGTATATTGTGCAAGAAAATAGAACTGAATCTATGGATGAAAGTCATATTGTTATTGATACAGCAGAAGTTATTCTTCCTGCTTCTGGTATTCCAGAGGTAGAGGAGTTCATAAAGCACTGTCATAATGTCGCAAAGAAATTAGTAGAAGATGAAGTAAAAGGAAGCAAAAGATATATTTATGTAAGACTTGGTGCAGACCATTTTAGGCATTCATTTAATTATGCTTGTATTGCGAGTACAAGAGTTTTAAGATATGGAATAGGAGATGGAGAAATAACAATAGAATCAAGTATGAAATCGGCACAATCAGATTGGTAAGGAGAATATAAAATGGAAGAACGAGAAGAACAAGAAGAAATAATTAAGAATTTAATTCCAGTTGTTCGTTATGGCGCTATATTTTTTAATATAGATACTAATCTTTTTTATGCTTATGATAAAAATCAAAAATGGGTTACGGCTGACGAAACAAATGACTTGGTTTTGAAAGCATTGCTCGTATCTAATTTTCAGCAAGAGAAAGATAATCTAAATAATGACTCTGGAAGCAGATGCGTTTGTTCTGAGGATGAATGGGATCCAGTTCCAGAGCATAATATATGTATTGCTTGTGGGAAACCGCGTATTGAATTCTCAAAAGGAGAACAATGAAAAAGCCAAATAAATGCTGCGGAATGGGAACTTATGAATGCCAAATACCAATGCCGATTAAAGGACGAGTACAAGGAATTGATTTTTGTATTGCTGATATTGTAGCTGCTTTGAATGCTGCAAATATTGCAACTGTAGCTTCTTGTTGTGGACATGGGAAGATTCCGGCAAGAATTGACCTTGAAGACGGTAGGGAAATAAATATCAAAAACGTAAAAGGTAAATGAAGCAAATGCCAACAAAACGAATCAAAGACGAATCTAAGTTAATTGCAAAATATAGAATAAAGGCCGGAAAGAGCCATTACTTTCATGTGTTCTTGTGGGATTCGCAAGACTCGTTTGATGCAAATACGTTTGATAATATTAAGGGGCAATCAGCAGGATGTGTAAATCTTACTTCTTGGTCTTACAAAATAAGTAAAGAAGGGATAGAAGAAAAAAGAGTACCCCCTAAACTTGGAGAAGTTCATTTTATATCGGGTAAATGGACAACGGAAATTGTTGCTCATGAATTATGCCATGCTCTTATACACCGTTTACGAACAATTAATCCAACTGCAAATGATGTTCTGTGGCAAGAAAAAGATAGTGAAGAAGTTATTTGTTATGAATTTGGAAGATGGGTAAATCAAATATATAGGTTGTTATGGAATGACGATCCCTTAATGATATTAAAATTAAAAAACAAAGAGGAATAAACAAATGCCATACAAAGAAATAAAAGAATGTAGAGTATGTGGAAATAAAAATCTTTCTCCTGTAGTTAATCTTGGTGAATTAGCTTTAACAGGAATTTTTCCAAAAACTAAAAATGAAGAAGTAGATGTTGCTCCATTAGAACTCGTTAAATGTCATGGAGATAATTGTTGTCATCTTCTGCAGTTAAAGCATTCTATGAATATGGAGAAGATGTATGGAAATAATTATGGATATCGTTCTGGCTTGAATCCCTCTATGGTAGCTCATTTACAAGCCATAGTTAGAATAGTTACTAATACGGTTTCGTTACAGCCAGATGATTTGATTATTGATATTGGAAGTAATGACGGAACTCTATTGAGAAATTATTTTGGAGATTATAATTTAGTAGCTTTTGACCCAACAGCAGCAAAGTTCAGTAAGTATTATCCTGCAAATGTAGACTTGTTTGGTGACTTTTTTAGTAAAGAGATTTTTAGAAGTCATTATAGAAGTGTAAAGGCAAAGGTAGTTACGTCTATTGCTATGTTTTATGATTTACCAAAACCATTAGAATTTATGCAAGATGTTTACGATATATTAGATGATAAAGGGATTTGGGTTCTGGAGCAAAGTTATATGCCAGAGATGATAAAACAGAATGCTTATGATACGGTCTGTCACGAGCATTTAGAATATTATGGGCTTTATCAAATAAGGTGGATGGCCGATAGAGTCGGTTTTAAGATAGTAAATGTTGAATTTAACTCTACAAACGGAGGCAGTTTTTTAGTAATACTGGCTAAGAAAGGTGGTGGGGTTAAGGGATTGAGCAATGAGTTCTTTATTAATACTATATTAAAGGAGGAACAGCAGAAAGGATTTCTAAGTCTGGCTCCGTATAAGAAATTTCGTAAGAATATATTTAAACATACGAGTAGATTAATCGAGTTTATTGAAAGGTTAAATAGAGAAAGAAAAGTAGTTGTAGGGTACGGGGCATCAACGAAGGGCAATGTCTTGTTGCAGTTGTGTAATTTTAATGAAAGAGATATTCCTTGTATTGTAGAAATAAATGAGGATAAGTTTGGATGCTTTACTCCAGGAACTAAAATTCCTATTGTGTCTCAGAAGGAGGCCGAAAGCGGTTTTGGAAATATCGATTATTTATTTGTACTTCCGTGGCATTTTAAAGATAATATTCTTAAGAAGGAAGAAAAGTTTTTGAAAGCCGGAATGAAGTTTATTTTTCCGTTGCCTGATATTAGTGTAGTTGGAGGAAAAGAAAATGAATAGATACAATATGGTGATAGGGGTTATTCCTGATACGAGTAGGCAATTTGTTCAGGAAGTGGTATGCGGTAATGGTAAATGGTCTTTACATGATGATTTGCAAAGAGAGGTTGATAAAAGAACAGAACTTTATAAAAAGC